TTATCTTCGAACATCAATAGTTCACCTCGCGTTCGAAATCAATATCACCAAAAACAGTATGAACTGTGAAAGATACCATAATTACGCTTTTATTAACTCCAAATTCAAAATCATCAACAGATTTGATCCGTAAATCCTGTAACAATGCTTCTTCGATCCGGCGTTTCACTTCCGGGATGACCCATGAAACAGGCATACCGAACAAATCTTCAAATTCGACCCCATAAGACCACGGCAATATTACATATTTGTAACGCTCCACTGATAATATCAGATAAATTGCTTGTCTCATTGCTTCCAGATTATCAGTGAACCCGAAAACAATATTCCGCTCAAGATCAAGGTAAAAAGTGTTGCTTGTCTGTTCGATGATCTCAATATCATTGCTTAAAAGTTCATTTGTTGTTGGTAACATAATCAACCTATCCTATCAAGCACAACGAATTTTTGACCGCCTTGCATTCGTAATAAAACCACTTCATCATTGACTTTCAAATTATGATGAACCTGAAACGCCTTTTTTCCCTTGTAAGCATGAAGGTGATCATTTTCATTATCCGTCCAATGATCCACAGTCATCTCAACTGTATATTCGGTCACATTCCGGGTCAACACTAATTGCGCCCTCCCAAGCGTCATTTTCTGCTCTACATTGATCCACAAGGGGTTTACCCCTATAACTACCCCAAACATCACAGTGGCCGGATATGACGCTTCTATTGCGTCTAGAGCGGCCTTCTTCATGCTTTCAACTAAGTCACCCAACAAATTCACCCCCGCGTAACGTTAAATCCATAAAATATTCACTTTCGTTGAAGGTATGAACCGCCTTTTCGACTATCATGTAATTCTGAACATTGATATCTCCCAAATTCAATTTCACAATAACTAGCGCCCCCCCTCGAACCCGCGTATCACCAAAAGCATTTTTGATTTTTAGTTTCCGGGTTTTCTTATTATAAAGGTCAAGTAGCGCCGCCGCCTTTGCTTCCCCGTTTTCCCCTTTTTGCAACGTATCGAAATATTGAAGGATCCCCCAGCGATTAATATTCTTTCCATCTTGTACAACAAAAATATCGCGTTTCCCGGTATCTTCATTTTCATAAGATAATTTGATTCTGTTATATGTCCGGTCATCGATCGTTGATGAATAATCAAAATTTTCACCGGTTTCCTCGTCGATAATAATTCCGACTTTCATACTATCAAGGGATTTCAAAGTTATCTTTCCGCAATCATCGAATAACACAAACATTTGCTTCCTATTCGTCAATTCCAAATCAAGCGCATTTTGAATCATGTTAAGCAACATAGTGTTGTCTTCAACTCTTGTCGGGATGTTAAAACTTGTCCGCTCAAGTGTTCCGGTCTGTAATTCAAAATCATCCGCAATCATCCGAACAACTTCGTCAGCGCGTTTATTCGTATAAACGTAGGTATCTTTATTCAATAAATACCGCAACTGGTCATAACACACAACTCCAATATCCTGTTCCTTGTCCCGCTTCTTTGTAAAAACATATCCGTAAAAAACCTGTGAATTATCGACTGTCAACCTAACAGAATCTCCCTCCTGAAAGTTAGCCGCCGCGTCCTTGACTACTGTAAAATTCAGTTTCCCGGGCGAACCTTTACGTTCGGTTGTCAATGTAACCTCATTTGTCACAAGCGGCATTTGGATTTTTCCATTATTTTCAATAATAAGTTCAAATTTCAAGACGCTACCCCTTACGCCGGAATATTGAACACTTGTCCCGGATATATCGTATAACGTGTATTTCCAGTACCTTTATTCCTTCCATCTATGATATTTTTGTTTAGTTCATAAATTTCAGGGTATCTATTGCCGTTTCCAAGATGTATCTGTGCTATTGCCCAAAGACTATCGCCACGAACAACCGTGTGCGTTGATCTTGTCGGCGGGTTTTCGGCGGGTCTTTGCGGTTCAATCGTTGCTTGCGGTTTTGGTTGTTCCGGTGTCGGAGCTTGAATTTCAATAACTTTCGTTCCAAATGATTTGTACTGCTTCAATGCGATATCAACACCGACATCAAAACCATTTCTAACATCGTCATTCGGTTTATAATCTTCTAGGGAAACCTTGATATTCGTGAAGTATAAAACTGTTCCATTCGGCAAAACCCGCGAAACGATAAATTGAAAAGGTAAATATGTCCCATCGGCATCAGTACGCGTTTTTAATCGTTCCAATTCATCAAGAAAGTATGACGCGTTTCTAAATCCATAGTCATAATGCGTAAATGGATAATAAACATTTGGAAGCAGAAGGGAAAATGAAATATCTGTCAATCCGGCCTTTTTTAAAATATTAATTTCACCATCATTTATCAAAGTAACGGTTCTATTTTTCCCGTTAATTTTCAATCCAATCTTGGAAGGGGGAACAGGTATCCTAACTTTGTCAAAATACACATCATAACCCATTACAGATTCACCCCTTCCGCAACTTCCAATAACCTTTCTTCAACATAGACGCTGATATATTCAACGATTCCATCCAAATCCATTTCAGAACTTACATTGTTGGTTACACCACCGAAATCTATATTGACTTCCGCTGTTGTAAAACGATTGATCGTGTCACGTTCGGCAATATCACGCCATAGCTTTATTTGTTCTTCGCTAAAATCGTCCATGGACTTTGTATTTCCGGCAATAGCGGCGGTATTATCGGCAATATCTTCAATCCCGCCCCCTATACCGCCGAAACCATTAAAATCAGTAAAAATAAAATCTGACGGCGTAGTTAACGCTGTATCATCCTCTTTATTTGCCGCCGCCCTTGCTTCTTCGATATTCGCAAGCCTATCAGCCGTTGCCGCTCTTGCATCATCCCGCATAGCGGCTAAAGTATCCGATCGTGCGGCAATAGCCGCGTTGATTTCTTCCCGTGCGTTTGCTAACCCTGCTTCACGGGCTTGTTTTTCCGCTTCATTCGCTAATTGCGCCTGTGTCCCAAAGCTGACTTGTTCAATCAAACCAATATTAACGCCGGGGATTTTATTCAGTATATTGATGAACCCGTTGATAATGTCAATCGCGCCATTCACCATATTTTGCAAAATCATTAAAACATTGGCTTTCATATCACCCATAAAATTAGTAATTGCAAGCGCCGCCACCATTATCCCTAATTTCATCTTATCCCAAAGGTCAAGCACCCAATAAACGCCTGTGAAGAATGCAATTTTCATCCAGTCCCACGCGGTTTTTATTATGTTCATAACTTGCAACCAAACTACACTAAACCCACCGACCTTATTAGCCCAAAGCATGATAGCGCCGATAACCAAAAAAATACCTATCACAATCCACGTTAAAGGATTCGCCCATAAAGCAGCGTTGAATGACCATTGCGCCGCTGTCATTAGAAATGTCGCGACTTTCCAAGCGACAAACGCCGCCGCTATTCCGTATATGATAGGCGAAATCCATGGCCAATTATCAGCAAAGAACTGATACACTTCAAATGCAACCGAAATGATATTACCAATAAGTCCAATGATCTGCTGGATCGCCGGAACGAACGCCATCATCATTTGTTCGATTTGCGGTAAATTATCTTGAATCGTGTTGAACAATGTCATAATCACAGGTAAAAGCTGCGCCCCGAAACTTTCACGAATATCATTCACAGTATTATTCATTGAAACCCGCAATCCTTCCGGGGTCTGCGCCATCTGTTCGGCAAGCCCCGCCCATGATTGACCGATTATTTCATCAAGTATCAACGCCCTTTCCATTTCAGTACCGTTATTGATGATTTCCTTTTGAGCGTCAGATAATACGAAACCTTTTTTGGCTAACCCGTCATATTGACCATCAAGGGCTTTTCCCAATTGCGTAGCATAGTCAATCATCTGCATATAACTGACTTCCGCGCCCCCGGACATACCCGCCGCATAATCAGATAGCGTACCCATCAACGACTGAAGCGCTTCAACGTCGCTGATGTACGTTGACAATTCAGCCGCGCCGCCTATCATAGCTTGGTCACTATACATAGACACGTTTTGAATCGCGGCGGCCTGTTGTTTTAACGCAAGAAAACCAGCTTCGGAAGCGCCCTGATTCGCTAAAACGTTCGCTAATAACTGTTCTGCCCGGATTTGCTCATTCGTCATAGCTATACTGTCTTGAACGAATGAAACGGCGGCTTTCGCACCAAAAGCGACACCGAACATACCCGCAATCTTGCCGATATTATTTTTGAGATTATCGGCTAAACCATTACCCTGTTGAATCTGATTATTAAATCCCTGCTGCGCGTTTTCGTTCTGACGGATAGAAGCTTCCATTTCCATCGACTGTTTAAGCTGTTCGGTGGCAAGGCTTGTCATTTCAACTTGCCGCTTCAAGTTATCAAAAGTGCTTGTATCAATATTTGCCGCATTTTCAACGGTGTTAAATTCATTGATCAGATTATTGATTGCATTGTCAATAGACATAATCGGCGCGGTCATGCGGTCTATGATACTAAGTGTTGTTGATATACCTTGCATACTCACGCCCCTTTTTCGCAGAATCAACGAAAACGGCGTTTTGAAAAGCTAATTTCAAAATCACCGTCTTCGCTTTGAACCCCTTGATCCCCGTGCGCGTTTGATTCTTTCTGATTCTTCCTTATCGCTTTTCGCTTTTAAGTCAAGTGAAGCGTAATAAACCGCTTTTATATGTTGGTCTGCTTCAACCCATTCTAATATCTCTGACGGTGGCCAATGAAGTTTCTGAATCGCAAAATGCACAAAATTCGCCTCCGAGTCACCATCTGTAATTAGTTTTTTACTTCGTCAATTTCTTCCTGCAACGTTACGTTAAACCCGTTAAAGTTCTGTATGAACGCCATAAACGCGGTATATTCGCCGGGGTCATCAACGATTTCTTTTACAAGGTCTTCCGGGGTATTAACATTATAGCTATCTTGTAGCTCCGCATTGTAAAGATCGGGTTCAACAACTGACGCGACAATCAACTTTCCGATATATGCGTTCGTATTGAGTTTATTCCTATACATTCCGGGCTTGCCGGGAATTTGAATTTCCATCGTGCAACTATCCCGGATCACTTCGTCTTCCTTCGTTGTTAGCGGTTTTATTTCCCACGTTAACGGCTTGCCGTCATCATCCAAAAGGCTTTTTGTTGCGGGAAAGAATTTGTTTTCCCTAATAGCTTTATTCTGCTTAAAAAACTTTGACATACTCGACATAAAGCGTCACCAATCCTTTCTACATCCCCGCTAATTCCTTGAATTTTTCGGGCATTCTGAAATCTTCAAAAGTACCTTCCATATCTTCATCAAGGTATTCACCGTCAGCGTCAAATTTTGCAAGCACCCCGCCATCAATATTACAATCAATGAAAACTATCGTTTGGCGCCCCGCTGCACTTGTCGGGTCTTCATTAGTCACTTGGATTTCAAAATAGGTATCTTCACCCGTATCTTTGTAATCTACCATCATTTGACGAGTGACAGACTGATTATAATGCATGGTACCGGAAAACGTACCCGTCCACCCGGTTGACTTGTTCGCTTGTCCTGT